CACATAGCCTGTGAGTGCAAACTCAAGCTGTTTCTTGTTTGCAGCTGACAGAGCAGCAGGAATATCAGCAACAGATGCACACACAACAGGGTTAACTGTTGGGATCACTGCCTCCTTGATGATCATTGCAATAACCCCGCGATCACCACGCTGCACTGCTGTTGCAGCAAGCTCAGTGAAAGTAATGTTAATGCTTGGCATTCCACTCATGATCTTAGTCCTCCGCTTCTACTTTTATGCTGACATCAATGCCTTCCATCATGTCAGCTGTTTCACTAGGTAACAGTCCACGATCAAACCATTCCAGGTCAATCGTGATAACAGGAACGTTATTGTCAGTGCCTACAAAATCAAAATCATAGGCTCGGACCTTAACCGCTCTCTGTTTTCCTTCTCCAACATCCACCATGAAATAGCGCCCAAACGCTGCGCGCAGGGTATTGGCCATCTCAAGACAAGCCGACTCATCAATCACATCCTGAAGGATCTCAATTGAGAACTGTCCGGAGTAATGTTCCGAGTCAGAACTTGCCGCATCGGTGGAGTCTATGGAAATTTCTGTAAAAAAACACGGTCGTTCAAAACTTTCAACAACCGCGTTTGAATAATACTTGTATGTGGTCGTGGAATAATGCTGTTTCATTATCTCAAGACACTTCTTTTTGATATCCAAGAGTGTAATCATAAGAGATTCCCTTCTTTCAGAAGTTCGTCATACATTCTCTGAGCAACCTCAGGGAGCTTATCCTCATAAGAATCAATGGACTTCTGCATAACAAAACGGCCCGCAACGCGACCAGCTTTTACTTTCTTCCCGTTTCTGTTCTTTTTATTCTTATCCTTTTTCTCTTGCTTCTTTTGCTCAGGAGAATGCGGATTATATAGATCATGACCGCGTTCAAACAGATGGAAGTGTGGAGACGTAGCTCCAACCTCTACATACTGTCTGTCACCATAGCCCTGCACCGGATAGACCTTAGTATTCCTTATGAGCTCCAGAGCCTTGCCCTTCCCGGTTGTCTGCTTTGCAGTAGACTGTACGTTGTGGGCATACTCTTTGCGGAACTCCCTGGCATTCTTCCTGAGAAGATCCCCTGCCTTATCCGGGTACTTCTGCATGAGTTTTCTCAGATCCTCATTCAGTTCGGTCAGCCCTGTGACTGTGATCTCAACCCCGTCCATGCCTTAACCCTCATCAGTTGCTATAACAGGCTCTTCTTTGTTGACACGTTCGTAGCACCGGATTTCAATCATCTTGTGCTCATAGTCAACATCAATCGCACTGTCAATGTCGAATGTCTTATCATCTACTCTCAGATACCAGTTCGAATTGATATCCGCATACTCATCACGGTATCTGATGAAGCATTTATGTGTGACTCTTGACTGCACTTTTTTCAGTTCGTAGAACTCACTGCCACGTATCGGATAAATATCTGCCCACACAGTAGCAGCTTCGCTGAGCTTCTGAGTGCTCTGGCCCATTGAGTCCTCAGCTTCCACAAAATGAAAAAGCGTTATTCTCTTGGAAAGCCTTCCTATGCTCATTGTCCTTCTCATAACGTCACCTCACAAAAGATTGACTCTGTATAAGCTCAGTATGCTTTGAACGGTACGATTCACATAGGTCGGCTTTTCAATCTGGTTGTTCCGGTTGTCAAATATATCTGCTATAAGGACCTGATAAGCGATAGTGATGTCTTCATGTTCGTCAAGCTCTTCCTCAGTCAGACCCGTATATCCCACTATGTAGTTTTTGGCAGCAGCCATCATGGCTGTGATCTCTGTCTCTTCTATCTCTGTAGGATAGTCTATCCTCAGATAATCCATGACGTTCTGAAGCGTTACATCACTTACTTTCATTTTTTGGTCCCCTTCTTGGGCTTTTCAGCCTCTTTTATCTCTTCCTTTGCCTTAGGAGCTTCAAGCACTTTCACGTAGCCAGCGGCAACGAGCCCGGAGAGAACGTCCTTATCAGATATCTCTCCGACCTCGCCTATTCCCATGGTTACGACTCCGGCAAAAGACACAAGTGCTTCAACTTTTGCCATATGCTACCTCCGATCAGGTTGCAGCAGGTGTTACAGCGCAAGCGATCATCTCGCCGTTCTGAACCTTAGCATCAACCTCAACAAAACCGAGTACTTCAACAACGTGCTGAGAAGCCTTAACCTCACGAAGCACCTCAATGTTGATATCCTCAGAGAGCTTAACTGCAAGACCCTTCATATCGCCGTAGAACAGAACAGTCTTGCTGTTTGTTCCAAGAGCGGTAACGTTGGCGGATGTGTATACATCCTTTCCAAACAGTGTGTAGCCCCATCTTGAATTTGCATCCTTGTTGAGGAGGTAGTTGTTCTGGCCGTCCTTAAGCTTTCTGATGGCTGTTCTTGTAGCCTTGTTCATGATCCAGTAAGCATCAGCCTGGTATGCGTCAGGAACCATCTCCTGGATGTCGATGAGCTCATCAGCTGTGATGGCATCTTTAGAAGCAAGTGTCTTTTTCATGCCGGCAGGAATACCGGAAAGACCCTCGATCTTGTTAGCTGTTCCGTTAAGAAGCTCTTTCTCAAGGAACTTGCTGATAGCAAGAGCCATTCTGTTAACAACGAAGTTAACAACATCGAACTGGGCATTGTTGATGAGGGACTTGGAAACGTCTGTGATTGCCCTTCCAAGGAATCCTGTGAGGCTGATGCTTCCAAACTTGCCGGATGTGGAAAGTCCGTCAACGAACTCAACAGCGTAATCAGCTGTGATATCGCCCTGCGTGGTCTCATCGTAATAAGGGATTGTCAGTGTGCCCTTTACATTGTATCTGTCAGCATCTGCGTAGATGGGGCAGATATCAGTAACCTTCTGGATGATCTTGTTGGCAATAGATGCAGGAATAACCGCTCCGTTATCGCCCTTTGTCATGTTGACTGCTGTAGGATCATCCCTGGTCTCAAGCTGTCCACGGATATAAGCGTCAAAAGCGTCATACTCGCGCTGCTCAAGGCTTCTCTCCTCAGGCTTCTTCTCTTCTTCCTTCTCTACTGTGGGAGCGTTGAGCTCAAGCTCTCTTGATGTCTGAATGGCATTGATTGTGTTGTCCAGATCGCGGATCTCCTGCTCAAGAGCTGAGAACTTTGTGTTCTCTTCCTCGTTAAGAGATCTGTTTTCCTGCTTAGCCATATCAAGAATGGCTTTCATCTCGGCCTGCTTAGCAGCCCTTTTCTCAAGTAATTCCTTAAGATTCATTTCTTTTCCTCCTTTTTGGAAAAATTGATAGTTATATGTTTAAGCCATTCTTGTGGCGTTAAACCGGTTCCAGTATTCATGGAGATCTACGGGAGCGGTTTCCTCTTCCTGAGGCGCCTGCCTTGTCTCTTCCACGAACTCTGTCTCATCTTCAAAGTCGCGCGTCTCCGTATAATCACGGACTTCCACGCTTGTCCCGTCATAGGCGGGCGTTTTGGTCTCATCCAGGAGTGATACCTCATAGAGCTCGATATCCCTCAGCTCCCTTCTGTCTATCCCTTTGTCATTCTCACGGGAATCAACTATTGGCCAGAAGCCAAAAGACCAGCCGCGGAGCTTATGCTCACGGGCTTTCCGTATGACATCAGCATCTCTGATCTCGCACTGGCATCTAAGGCCAATGGAATCCTCAAAGAGCTTAGTATTTGCATCACTTGTATTTGTCAGCTCGTGCATATAGTCATGATTGAGCAGGACTCTGATAGGCTGATTTTTGGATGCAGCCCTGTCTATTGCCCTCTGGAATGCTCCGGCCTTTACCTTCTCGATAAATTCACCCTTGTCATCCCTCAGGACCTTGCTATCGCGTTCCACCGCGTTAACGTAGCCATCAATATGCACTGAGTCGTTTCTTATCTCAACTCTGAACATCCTCACTACCTCCTTCCTGATCGCTTTCCTGTTCCGGAGCTGTCTCAAGGTTCTGAGTCATCTCCAATGTGTCCAGGTCTGCCATCTGATTCATGTTAGGTGTATAGATCTTATGGTCTTCAGGATAGTAGAGCACGTCCTGAAGTCCTAACTTGATGAAGTCAAGTCCAAATGCAGGCAGGTTCTCTTTTGCCCTTATCTCATCTATCTGCATAAAACCGTTCTTGCAGGCTATCTCATAAGCCTTGAAGCGCTTCTCGATGTCTGCCTTGAGCATATCCGTGGTATCAAAAGCAAAGAAATAACTGTTTTTCTCAGCTTCCAAGAGGAGCACTCTGTTGATAGCACACTGGAAGCACTCAAGTATTGGCATAATGCAGGACTCAAGGTAGAGCTTCTTGTCTTCCGCGGTTGCATTCCCGTTGATGATGCTTGGCGGGATCATGAAGCACTTGCAGATGTCATTCTCATTGCTCTGCTTGTTCTCATTGAGCTGCAACTCAACAGCACTGTTGGAGCTTTCCTTGAATGACAGGCCCTCATTGAGCACTACCACGTTCTCTGTGTTGTTGCTGTACAGATTACGGAATGCAGCTTTGAGTGCGTTCATGGCCTTCTCAGACAATGCCCTGGCTGACTGTATGAAGCCTTTCTTATTGCCTCCACTCTTCACCAGCTGCTTCTCATAAGTCATGCTGTTGTAGATGGTGGACAATAAAATAGGACTGTCATCAATGATGCTAGTCCCTGAGTAACCGTTCTGAGTGTTCCTGAGCAGCTTAATGAACTGGAAGCCTTCATAAGTACGGCCATTTATTATGATCTGGTAGTCCTTGAATATCGGATCAGCGTTCCGGGCAAATGACACGCGGTTAGCTTCCACGTAGTGAAGGCTCCGAACTGTTCTCTTGTCCTTGTAGACGTAAGCATATCCGCCCTTATCAAGAAGCATATCCAAGACAAGTGCCTTCTTGAACTGCGATCCGTCCAAGGTGTCCCCGGTGTCTTCATTGAGAAGTTTCGTCCGGATGTCTCCCTTGATCTCTTCCACCTGTCCCTCAGCGTCTCTCTTGTAGAGCTTGATGTTCAGAGAGGACACGGTATCAGCTATCTTGTTCGCGCAGGCATTTATCGCCGGAATATTGAGCGCCATCTCTTTGGTGACAGTGTCTTCACTCACCAGTGCTCTCAGGATATCAGCATCCACGCT